CAAAGTCGCGAGTCGTGGTTTATAATTGCATATTAAACCGAAGATTTGCACACATGTGCAGGCTCTTAACAGCCTTTAATTGGTTAAAATTTTATAAGAATACATAGTTAGGTCTGATTCTAAAGTTGGTCCGCCTAAAAGTCCTATAAATTCAAAGTCGTCGCCCACTCCCATAAAATAAATAGAGCTACCTATAATCCCATTTAAGAATATTCCTGGTACAGCCTGGTCTCGAACTATTGAATCATGTCTACTTAACATGATTGCATACGTAGAAGAATAATATGGTACATTAACGATTATTTGTGGTCCTAGGCGAGATACATAAGTTATCCCACCTGATAAATGTGCTGCAGTACGTTTATTAATATAAGGTCCTGTTGTTACATTAACCCAAGCATGATTATTTGATTGAGGCATTATGGCATTGTCAATATTTACATAACCACCCTCAGCATAATTTGTTATCATAAATCTAAAAGAACCACGTGCATAACGATACAAATAAGAAAACCATTGTATAATGGGTTGTACTTTGTTAGAAGAAGGTAAAAACGGTGAAGTAAATGTGTCAGTTCCTGAAGCTAAAGGGGCTATTTGAAGAAAGCCCAAACGAGAGCAAATTTGTTTAACACTAGTAATTGAATCAGGATTACATAAGAAATGTTCGTTATAGAAAAGTCCACTGGCTAGTGGTTTGTAATCTGCTTTTCTGATAGATTCTAAATCTAAACATGCTGTGGGAGAATTATCTGATTGAAATCTAATATTCATACGTGAATCTGTAAAACGTGAAAATTGCATGTCAGCACCACCTGACACCCATATATTACACTCGATTGGTAAAGGATTAGCTAAATTAGAAACAAGTGCATTTTCCAAATGTATTGCCATAGCTCCATAAGTACCCAAAGCATGATTATCTTTTGTGACTTTAATATCTAGCCAGGGTGTGGAAGCACAATATGGTACTGTAAATGAATATTCTGTTGGTCCTACTATATCTACTACAGAACTCATATACTCAGCAGAGTCTGAGTTAGTTTGTGGTACATCAAATCCCGGTGGTATCCACATAACACGAACACGCGCCGCAGAAAAAGCATTAGTAACAAATGATAAATGAAATCGCATAGAACCTCGCCAGTGAGTAAATGTTGTAGCAATGAAAGAAAGAGGTGAGTGGTATATACACTTTGTGGAAGTGTTATATCCAACATTAATTGGTGATAAACGATAATACCATAAATTATGGCCTTCAACATCTGTAGGTTTAATTGTAAACTTAGAATGAAAAGTAGGTGTAGAAATAATTTTAGATAATTCCATTTCATTTGGTGTAGAGGATAAAAGATGAGCTGCAGATTGTACTAAATCTCCAGCATTATGTGTTAACGAAAGTCCAGTAGCTAAGCCTGATGATAAATTAGAATTGTACATACCTGTAATGACCATTTCTGGTGCACGCAAGTCTGGTGGGTTAGAAAATCCTATAGATTTAGCTATTCCACCAATTGCCGTAGCACCATCTGCAAAAGCAGTGGCAAAATCACCCACTATTGGTAAAACTGAAAAAGGTTTAAGAAATGAAGCTGCAGTTTCCATAATACCTGACACTAATCCTGTTTCTGATTTCTCTTTGTCTTCTGTACTCGGTTCCATTTGTGTGATAATACCATTATCTGTTTCGTGATCATATATATAATCTACTACACAAGTATCCTGAAATGGTACGTCTGGCATTGGTAATGTTGGATTGGCAAAAATACGTTGAGTTGGTCCGCAAGAACCAGATAAAGTTATATTTTCAAAATTAGCATATAC